TTTTTTTCACAAGCACACAATCATCACACTCAAGGACGCCACAATCATATACACAATCATCATGCCACAATCATTCACACACATGGACGCAGGGACGCAGCAACCTACTAAAACTAAAAGCAAGGACGTACCCAAATACCCAGAACCAGAGGGTGACCCATCATATTAAGAATTGTTACAAATATCCACATACTTGACTATTACCGATTAGACTACTATTAGTTCACACACCACCCATGAACACAATTACTTTCACAGATCAACAAATCAAGGACGCATTCTGCGACGTTGACCTACCAACAGAAGGCTACAACAATCAAGGCTTCTACATGGGGTCAGCACAAAGGATTCGTTATGTTCTAGTAACTATGGAGCATTATCCTTATGAAAAGACTTTGTTTACTGAAGAAAACAAGTTTTACAACTGCATATCATTTGGTTACAAACAGTTTCCATACCTCAAGGACGTAACATGGACAGTCAACAATCCAGAGTTATTACAAGAACTCATAGACATGGACGAAGACGCGTTATATGAATACGTCGAGTCTAATGGCTATGAATGGCTAGGTGATGACTTCGAGCACATTAACGAGTATTTAATTTTCACATCTGAAATGAATGACGAATGGTACTTTGAAGAAGGTGACATTTGCAATGATTCAGAATACATGGAAATTCATAAGTACCCATGGATAAAAGACGAAGTATCAGGTTACAAGAGTGACAACAAGTACGAGGTCGCATACATGATTCTCTTAGAAAATGCACAACTAAATGAAGATATTAAAAACAGACTTACAGCTTTGGAGGTGCGTCACTAATGCCAATCATCACACTCAGCCTCGACGAGCACATCGCTCTCACAAGAACTCTTATGAACAGAGAAGTACAAGACAAAGAAGCGTACCTCTCAATGCTTGATAAGGTACAAGACAGTGTAAACAACTTAACTGTAGAGGATTTCTAATGACTATTTTTGAATTTAACGAACAGCTCTGCGAAATTATCGCAGGAGAAGATGGCTACTACAATTATGACAAACAGGAAATTCTTGAGTTAGCCAAACAAATGAAAACATCAGCAGAAGAGTATGAAAACTTGCAGGAATGCAAGGACGCTGCTGAAGTGCATGAGTTAATGAATCCTGCGGTATGTGACGTATGACTAATTATGAAATACGGGTAACACAAGTTACCAAAGACTATTTTCGTTTAAACGCTGATAGTCCTGAAGACGCAGAGCAAAAACTATGGACTGCGTTAAGAACTGGTGTACGTGGTACTATTGAATTAAATGATACCCTTGACAATCCACCAGAGATCGACTACATTGTACAATTATCATCCGAAGGAGAACCAATCCTATGACAATCGACATCACCCAACAACTCAACTACTCTCAAGCAGTACGTAGAGCACGTCCAGAATGGGACGACGACAAAGTAAGAAGAGCAGCCGAGTACCTTGTGCTATACATGGACGTAAGGCTCAAGCCATACAAAGTCAATGAAAAACTTAACGAGTTTGACAAGGACGGAGGTTTCTTGTTCTAATGGAATACAATGACCTTATGAAACAAGCGGAGGACTTCAACAAAAAGCTCCACCGCACCAAGGACATCAACGTATGTGACTTGTTTACAGCGCAAGACAAAGTTACTATTGCAAAGATAGTAGATGCTAGAGTCAAGGACGAATATGGTGATATGCACCGATTTGTATGGACTTGGGAGTGCAAAGGACATTTTGTCTGTTAAACATGGCGTTTAAATCGCCTACAAGGTGCCTCTAAAAAGTCGCCGGTACGTTTGTACCTTCATTTTCACACACATTTGCCATGATTTACAAGATCGACTATTGTATCAAAGGTCAGCCCGAACGCAAGTCACACCTATACACGTGGGCAGGCGACGACGAAGATGCAGCCTACTATGGGCTGGATTGGGTAGTCAAACATAATTACAGTTTATTAAACGTATCAAGAACATGAAACGACGTAAGTACTATCCAAATAATTGGGAAGCTATCAAGCAATGCCCACCTAACTATTTTCCTGCAATGGCTTATGACGAGCTAAAGGAATGGAAGATACATGGCTATCAATTACCAAGCTCACACTTTGGTATAGTCAGGATAGAAGACAAGGACACAGGTAAGATAACAGAGCACACATATAAATCTGAGCATCATACAAAAATGCGACTAAAGAAAGAAATAGGAACTAATAAACACATAACACTAGCAACAGATGAAGGTGTCTATCACCTGATTCCAAATCCACTTAATATTGATTTCAATAACGATGCACAAAAAGACATTTGAACGTAGGTTACAACAGCTAACAACACTTGTTGAGAACCACCCACACAAGGACGAACTCATTGCTATAATGCAGGAGCAAATCAAAGACGACAACTAAACCTCAATGTTAACTGAACAACAAATACAAGATCAGCAGAACTACGAGCGTAAACAAATACAAGGAGGACTACATAAGTTACGTGCTAACACTACAAAGTTAGAAGAAAAAACCTATGCAAGTGCTACCGTTTATGGCTCAGCATGTGTTAGTTCAATATTGCCTGATCTCATTGCATTCATTGATAGTAAAAAAGAAAAGTATTCAAGGTTTAATGCTGCGAAAGACAAACATATCTTTCATACACATATTTTTCCAGCAGATACCACAGTTCAGGCTTTGCTTACATGCAAGGTCGTGTTTGACCATGTCTTTTCTCCACAGCAAAAGAAACATAGTGTAACAACCATAGCCATAGCTATTGGTGGAGCTATAGAATCTGAAGCTCAAATGGAGTACTATGACAAGGAAGCACCAGCATTATTGAATACATTAAAAAAGAACTACTGGCACCAATCCAAAGGTACAGAGTATAAACGTAAGTGCATACAGACATTGATGCACAAGACAAACATATCGCCTTGGGTACATTGGGATAAAAGAACCAAAGTCAAGGTCGGCACCTTTCTTATGGACTGCCTGATGGAAGTATCAGGATGGTTTGAAAGAGATTTAATTATAAAAGGTAGAAAAAGATATGCTATATTTAAACCTACTGAATTATTAATCAAACAACATGATGAAATCATGCGAATGGCTGAGTTATTCAGCCCACTTGCTAAGCCTATGCTTATCCCTCCACGTAATTGGAACCCTCTCCAAGATGGTGGTTATTATTTGAATGATTTGACACGTTGTTACCAATTAATAAGAAAGACTAATCACGGGTTAATACAGGGGGAAATACCCTACAACTTTATCAACAAAATTCAACAAGTTTCTTACAAGCTAAACCCTTTTATAGTAAGGGTAGCGAAGGAGTTAGAAGAAAGAGGAATTAGTGTAGGAAAATTTAGACCTGTTATCCAACATGAGATACCTCCGAAGCCTCCAGAAGAGGCAAGCAAGGACGTATGGAAGAGTTGGAAAAAACAAGCAACGATATGTAGAAACTTGCAGGCTGCTGAAGTACGTAAGTCCTGCCGAACTCGTATGACTATGGAAGTAGTGAGAGAGTTTGAGAATAAGGTGTATTATATACCTTGGAGTTTTGACTATCGGGGTAGAGCATACCCAATACCTAGTTTACTTACACCTCAAGACACAGACTTTGGAAAAAGTTTGATTTTATTCAACGAAGGTGCTAAGATAACTCCCAAGGGGTTAGACTGGATAAAGTTTCAGTTAGCTACTACGTATGGGTTAGACAAAGCTACAATGGAAGAAAGGTTAGAGTGGGTATCTATACCAGCTAACCAAGATCTTGTATTTAGAATTGTCAATGACCCAATCACACACATCGCTGACTGGGAAAATGCAGACGAACCTTGGTTATTTTTAGCTGCTGCAAATGAGTATGTCAGTCTCATCTTGGGACACACGGACGTAACACATCTGCCAGTGGCTGTAGACGCTACATGTAGTGGTTTACAAATCTTGGCAGGACTTGCCAAGGACGCCTCCACTGCTCGTATGGTAAACGTCATAGGGAGTGAAAAACCCCAAGACGCTTATGCAACTATTGCAGCAAAAAGCATGGACTCAATCCCTGATCGGCTAAAACCCCACTGGGATAGAAAGGTGACAAAGCGTTGTGTGATGACCATACCATACAATGCCAAACCTTTTTCTAATCGTTCCTACATCAGGGACGCATTCAAGGAAAAAGGTGTTGACGTAGACAAAGAAGAGTTGACTCAATGCGTAAAAGCTGTACGATCTGCCATGAACGTGGTAGTTCCGGGAGCAATGAGCGTAATGAAATGGATTGAACAGGAAATAGCGAGAGCTATTAAGAGTGGAGCTGATGAAATCAAGTGGACAACCCCATCTGGTTTCAATGTTAGGCAACGCTTAATGAAATATAAGTCAACTGTTATACAGACACAGTTAATGGGTAGATGTGAGATACATTTAGCCGGAGCTGAGACAGGTGTAGACCTTAGTCATCATAAAAATGCTACAGCACCTAATCTAATACATTCATTAGATGCAAGTCTGCTTCACATTGCTACAACGTCAACAGACTTTCCGATTGCATTGATACATGACAGTGTATTATGCAGAGCTACAGATATGTGCACGCTATCTAGCCTTGTACGTAAAACTTACATGCACCTGTTCGCAGAGCATGAACCACTAACCGACTTCGCTCTATCAATAGGAGCTGAAGAACAACCACCGATTATTGGCGATCTGAAACCAGAAGCCGTAATTGATTCACAATATTTTTTCTGTTAATGAGAAACATACACGTAACACCCGAGCCTGTAACCCTAGAGGGATTCCAAGCTGTGTTGAAGCCAAGTAAGTTTGGCTATTCATTAAAAGCCGTAGTTGGAGAGGATTTAATCTCTAAACTAGAGACTGAAAGAGACGACTGTCTTAAGTGGGCAGAGTCTAAGTTAAAGAACCCAAAGAGATCTACACTAAAACCTACCCCATGGGAAGAAGTTAGTGATGGTAAGTATCTTATCAAGTTCTCTTGGAATGATGAAAAGAAACCACCTGTTGTAGATACTGAAGGTACACCTATCAAGGACGTAGATACACCAGTATATTCAGGAAGTAAAGTTAAACTTGGATTTACTCAGAAACCATACATATTAAGAGATGGTGTAACTTATGGTACATCGCTAAAGTTATCTGGAGTACAGATAGTTAGTATCCAATCAGAGGTCGGTGTAGACACCGGAGACCTTGACGATCAAGGAGCTGCTGAGTTATTTGGTAGCACATCAGGATTTAAAACATCTGAACCAAACGTAACACCTGATACAACTCCTAGCTCAGTAGAGTTAGAAGATGACTTTTAGATCAGGACTAGAGGAAAAGGTAGCAGACCTACTGGTATCACTGGGCGTCGACTATGAATATGAGGAGACGTCCTACCCCTACACAATACAACATCAATATACTCCTGACTTTGTGCTACCAGACAACGGAGTAATCCTAGAGGTCAAAGGGTATTGGGACCCACCATCTAGGCGTAAGATTAGACAAGTAATCAAGGACAACCCAGAGATAGACCTTCGTATGGTATTTCAAGACCCTTACAAACGTATATCTAAAAAGTCCAAGACAACATACGCAAAATGGTGTGAGCGATACGCCATTAAATGGTGCGCTGCACACTGCATACCAGTTGACTGGTTAAAATGACAGCAGAATTTTTAAGACACGAGCCATGCGAAGTGTGTGGCTCCTCTGATGCCAAAGCGATATATGATGATGGCAATACATTTTGTTTTAGCTGTCAAACATTAACACGAGCAGATCACACACATCACATGCCCACCAATGTACAATTCAAAGGTTCAGCCCAAAGGCTGCAAAAACGAAGAATCAGTGAAGAAACCTGCCAACACTACAAAGTCTACAGAGACGGAGAACTTCTACGCTTCCCTTATTACAGCAGCGACAAAACACTTCAAGGATTCAAAACAAAGACTAAATTAAAAGACTTTAAGTATGAAGGTAATACTACTGACACTCTTTTTGGTCAGTCTCTCATTCCTTCTACTGGCAAACGCATTATGGTCTACGAAGGCGAGCTCGATGCACTATCGGGCTGGGAGGCTTACCCCAACTGGGCGCATGTCTCACTTCCTCACGGAGCTGCGTCAGCTAAAAAAGACATACAAAAGCAACTTCAGCTTTTTCAAGGTTATGAAGAAATTATCCTTTGTTTCGACAAGGACGAAGCCGGTAAGCTGGCGACGGAAGCAGTGGCTGCGCTCTTACCGTCTGGGAAAGTTAAGATTGCTCATTTGCCAGACCCGTATAAAGATGCGTCTGACGCACTACAAAATAATGATGCTGAAGCAATTAGGAAAGCTATTTGGAACGCTTCGCCGTATCAACCTGATGGGATAGTAGATGGTCAATCTCTATTAGAATTAGTTACAAACCCTAGTCCACCATGCGACTTTGAGTATCCCTTTGCTGGCTTGCAAAGACTAACACATGGATGCAGATACGGAGAGCTCACTGTTATCAGTGCAGGCACAGGTCAAGGTAAATCAACCCTGACACGCCAGTTAGCTACTCACTTCTTAGACAAGGACGAACCTGTAGGCTATATTGCTTTAGAAGAGTCAAACAGAAGAACAGCACTCGGACTCATGTCTGTAGCTGTAGGTCAAGCTTTACATCTTGGCGAACATACCAAGGAAACATTAGTAACAGCTTACGATGCAACTCTCAAAAACTGGCGTCTCTTCCTTTATGACCACTTCGGCAGTGCTGACCCTGATATTATTTATAGTCGTATTGAATATATGGCACTCGCACTCGAAGCAAAAATAATCTTTCT